GGTTAAGCCCCATCCATGAACCATTTCTTTTGAAAACGGTAAGACCGTCATGCTTGTAATCGTCCACATCCCAATCGCCGCGATTAACCCAACCTTCAGCGGTATTTGAGTTTGTCAGCAAGTTCACCGGCATGTCCTTGTATGGCATGTTGTCAGCCGTCTGCGTGGCTACCGAGTGGGCGATGCCATCGGGGACAAATAAAGTGAACGAAGAAGTGATCGCATTCCGGCCTTTAGGAACATCGTCAATATCCGATAAGGTCGCAAGCCAATATTTTGATGGGTCATCGTTGAAAGAAACCTGATGACTATCGCCATGAAGGATGCTGTTGAGCTTATAGAATGCTTGCCGGAACGAAAGATTGTCCGCTGCTGCAAGCCTGTAGCCAACAACAATCTCACGAGAAGGGTTACGAGCATACTGGATGAACTCACCATCTGACTTGCCAATCGTTTGTTTTTCGATTGACTGGCTTAGTAGTTCTCGACCACTGACTTGAAGCGTGCTATAACCCGGAATCAAGTCTTCAATGTACTGGCCATCTATTAGCATCGCCTCTGCTGGTCGCTGATTATCATCAGAACCCGTGAAGGGCGTTGTTTCTCTAAAATCATACAAAATTAAAATAGCCCCTTTCGTCGATTGCTCATTCGTGTCATGCGACTGAGCTCTGTTTGCATTGGGTTTGCGGTTGCACGAGCAACCTCTCGGCCGTCAATGTACAGCGGTACCTCAATCGTTTGCTTGCGAGTGTAGTTGACATCAAGATTTGAAGACAAGGTTGTGCCATTAACGCTGTTATTAAGCGACTGCAACGACGCATTAAATGGAGAAGCATTCACTGCCGGCATCGTAACAGCGGCACTGTCAACGATAGCCTGTGCCATGCTCGAAACGTTCTTTTGAACATTTGAGAACTTGTCAGTAAGTCCTGCATTCAATCCGTTCATGATGGCATTACCAGCAGGGATCAGCAGCTTGGCATCGTAACTGATCGGTCCTTTATGCTTGCGAATCCATGAAGCAATACCGCCAACAAAATCCGTAACTTTACCCCAAGCGGATTTTAACCCATTAAAGAAGCTGTCCATGATAGCACGACCGGCATCTAGCAAGTTGAAATTTCGAAGTGCGTTGAAGCCACGTTTGATACCATTGACAACATTTGAAACGATATTAGTGAACCCGTTCCAAACGTTCCTGGCGCCATTCACAATATTTCTTGCGGCTCCCATTACAATAGATTTGATAATATTCCAAGCGGATGAAAATAACGATTTAATCCTATTCCACAATCCGGAAAAGAATCCGGGAAGTGCATTCCAAATTCCTTTGGCTGTGCTTACTGTGCCATTCCACAAACCCTTCAAGAATGAAACAACTCCATTCCACAAGCTCTTCGCCGTTGAAACAATTCCGTTCCACAATCCGCTGAAAAATGACGAAAGCGCGCTCCAAATAGCGGAAGCGGCAGATACTGCACCATTCCAAAGCCCCTCTAAAGTTGAAACCAAAGTATTCCAAACAGTCATTGCATAAGTTTGAATAAGGCTCCAAATACCGGAGAAATACGTAACAAGGCCATTCCAGATCTGACCAGCGGCGGAAACAATGCTGTTCCAGATAAGCTGGAGATCAGCGCCTAGCTGTGTCCAATTTCCAGTGAGCAAATCAATGACAATAAGAATAGGCCCCATGATAACTGCTTTAAGCATGTTCCAAACACCGGTAGCAATTAGGACAATCCCATTCCAAATGGTTGTCAGTGAACCGCCAAAGGTTGACCATACAGCAGTGGCAACCGCCACAATTCCATTCCACAAAGTCGTGAAAAACGTTGATAACACGTTCCAAACTGTCGTTGCAGCGGTAACAACACCTTGCCAGATAGCTGACATAGTGGCTGTAAATGCCGTCCAAACAGCCGATGCCGTTGTCGTAATCCCAGTCCATAGATTGCTAAAGAACGTTGTAATGCTGCTCCAAGCTGTCTGAATACCGCTAATTGCAGATGTAAACGCACCTGATACAGCAGTCCAAACAGTTTGCGCAATTCCTACAAGCCCTTGCCAAGCTGTTTGTAACCACGAAACAAATCCCGACCAAAGTTTTTGACCGGTCTTGGTTTGGGTGAAAAAGTACACCAGACCTGCAACCACTGCTGCAATCCCAGCAATCAAAAGTACCCACGGATTCATGCCTAAGATCAATCCAAACGCTTTCCATACACCACCAGCCGTTTTTACGATAGTTCCAAAGTTAGTGATAACGGATATAACGCCTCTAATAGGGCCAATAATTTTAGAAAAAACACCGAGAACGCTTGAAAAGCCGCCAATGGCTAATCCAATTACTTTGAAAGCACCGACAGCACCAAGAATTGCCGCTGCAAATGATTTGACGATGTCGTTAGCAAACGCTGCTTTAACAATAGCTGCAATTGGCTTCAAAACAGCTACCACTCCGCTTAGAGCGACCTTAACACCGTCAAAAATTGCTTTCCACGGTAAATTAGCAATAAAGTTCCCAACGGTAGTCATCGCTTCCATTGCTGCTACTCCGAAATCTGTAACAGCTTGTTTGATTCCGTTAAATATTCCCGACATTTGCCCATTACCGAATGCCGAATTAAAAGCATCTCCGACCTTTTGAGCGATACTAATTAGATTGACAAATGCAACATTGACTAAGCTACCAACTAGGCTCCAAATGGTTTGTAAAACGGACCCGACTCCTTGGAGAACGGAACTGAGTCCGCTCATCGAGTCGCCCTTCCCCAAACTGCTTAGTTGTGTCTTTATATTCAAAATCAATGCCGAAAACGGAGAAAAGAACTTACCGATTGATGATATAACAGAATCAAAATTAATTGCGCCAATCTTATCAATGATTCCGCTAATAACTCCGATAGCGACTTTAGACATTGCCTGCCATGCAGGCTGAAGCTTGTTTGCCAGTGTTTCCTGCAGGCCGTCCATTGCCTCGCCGACTGTCTTGTAACTCGTGGCCATCTTCTGGAATGCCTTGCTGTTCCCGGCTTTCTCAATACCATCGAAGAACTGCTGCGTGCTTATTTTGCCGTTTTGGACTTCGGTGACCAGCTGTTTGGTACTCATGCCCATCGCTTTAGCAACGGCTGCCATACCAGCAGGCGTCTGTTCTAGCATCAGACGGAAGTCAGCCCATTGAACCATAGGCTTCGCGGCCATTTGCGTGCCCTGTTCCATCAAGGTCTTCATTGCCTGCTTAGGATCGTCTGTGGCCGCAGCAAGTCCGCCCATGCCTTTGACCAACCGTCCGACACCTTTCACACCAACCGCTGCAAATTGAGCATATGCAGAAGCCATGTCAGAAGAACTGTAGATGGTCTTTTGTGCGTAACTCTGCAAGGACTTTTCAATTGTTGAGATTTCTGCGGGCGTTTTGCCGAGGAACTTCATGTTGCTCTCGAACGTTTGCCACGCCTTGCTGGAAGCATCAAGTTCACCAGCCATGCTTTTGATGCCTTCGCCAATAGCCCCTACCACTTTGGTAAGTCCTATAGCTCCAGCAATTTTGCTCACGGTTGATACAAAATTTCCCGCTGGCTTTGTCGACTTTTCAAAGCTATCACCGACCTTTGACGCAGAACTCGCGATATTCTTAAAAGTCCCCGAAAAGTTGCGGTCAACGGCGGATAAAATTGCTTCAACACTAAAACTGTCAGCCATGCGCTCCCTCCTTTCTTTCAGATAACGGAATGATTTTGCCTTCGCGCTTCAAACGCTGAAATTCGGCCATCCGTTTTGCAAACACTTGAGCTCTAGTATATTTGAGCTCGGTTGTGCTCATCTGTGACACTTCATAATTGGGCTCATAATTTGATCGCACGCTATCAATAGCTGCTTTCTTATCAAAGAAATCATCAAATTTCTTGAACTTCGGCTTAGGGTTCTTGCTCCCAGTTGTTGCCTGCACTTGCTGGTTCATCCATGCTTGCTGCGCAATTTCGTTTTGTCTATCGACTTGCTTAAGCTGATATGCTTCCATGCGCAGTTCGTATTCAACAAGCGTCATACGTTCAATGTCTCGAATATTAGAAAAGCCTAGATAGGCAAAAGCGTTTAATAAGATTTCATGATACGTTTCTTCACTACTCTTTTGAACGCTTTCGTCCTCATCTAGGCCTTCATGTTTTTTGCTACTGCTTTCACTGCGTTAGCGCTGTTCATTTCATCTTTAACTTGCTTAAACAGCGAATCTAAGTCTGTGTTGCTGTCAATAAAGTCATCTACTTCGTTAGCTGACGGACGTTTCTTAGATGCAACGGTGGCTGAATAAATGGTGTCTGATAAAACAGCAGCATCGTATGCATTCAGACCAGCTAGTGCCTTTGCAACACCCATGCCAAAATTAATGCCATGCATAACGGCACCCAGATTCTTATCCATTTCGCGAACAAAGCGGACACCAAAGTTAAGCTCATATTCTTTACCGTTAATGGTTAATTGCATGATTTAAAGTCCTTTCTTTTAAAGCCGCCCGGGTTTCACCCGTACTGTGATTTTCTTAGGCGACTGATGACAAGCCTCTTGTGCTGTTATGCTCCAGTACCAGAACCGCCCTGATCTGGTGCAGTATCAGTAGTGTTAGTACCCGGATCAACAGCCTTGTCCCAAACTGTGCCACCACCGGTATTGTCAGTCTCAGTGACCTTGCCGACCCCAAGGAATACGTAATCAACCTGTTCCTGAGTTTCGTCATCGAGCGTAGTCCAGCCGCGTTTAGGCGTACCGTTAACTGAGAATGTCACATCACGAGTCGAGTGATCGTCAGGATCGTTGTCGCTGCTGTCTTCTTGCACGGTTACTTGCATATACCATGCGTAATACTTACCAGCAGCGTTCTTACGTTTGCGGTAGAGAATCCAGAAGTCGAGCAATTCACCGTCAAACAGTGAGTCGTACATTACATCTGCAATTGCGGCTGTGTTATTAAGAAATTCGACTTCAAGATCGGTACTTGCGGAACTACGAGTTGCTACATTGCCGTCCTTGGTAACAGTGGAATTACTGTCAACAGACGGATCAAAGGACAACGAAGTCTGCCAAGGAATAACTTGGCCGCTAACCGTTGCTTGATCGCTATGTTTGCGAGCCAAGGCAACAACGTCCATGCCTTCTAGCACTTTTAATTCATTTGCCATGTTATGGCCTCCTATAAAA